GACGTGACCGACGGGCGCCAGTCGTTGCTGGTCGTCTTCACGACGCGGAACGCCTGGCGGTACGGGTTGATCGCACCGCTGGTGTTGATGATCATCGTGGGGTCGAGGTCGAACGGTACGGCCGTGTTGCTGGCCGTGACCAGCGAGGCGCGTGCCTCATGGAATGCCGCACCCTCCTCGGGGGTGAACATCGGATTGTCCGACTGCCCCGCGATGAGCCACTTGCGATACGCCCGGCGGTATGCCGGGCTGCCGGTGTAGAGGACGCGCTTTGCGACCTCGGTGGTATCGAGCTGGTCGAGGGGCCCGCCACCCTTGATGAGGTGCTCGATCTCGCCCTGGCCCTTGGACCGCTCGGTCGCCTGGAACGCGGCGCCCTCGACGGCGCGCATCGCGTTGTCGAGGAGGTTCTGGGTCGCCTGCTCGGTGTTGCGCGACTCCCGGAGCGTGCGCTGGACGTCGTAGATCGACGTCAGGTCGCGCTGCTTGATGACGTTGACGGGCGGGGCCGAGTAGCCCTGCCCGAGGTCGGTCCCGGTCCGCTCGGACCAGCGCCGAGCCATATCGGCCTTGCGCGCATCGGCCGCATCAACGGCCTCCTGCAGCGCCGCCTTCTCGGCCTTGAAGGCGTCCCAGCGGGCCTGCGGCTCGTCGGGCATCTTCTGGGCCTCGAACTGCTTGTCGAGCGTCTCCATCTCGCGCTCGATGTCGATGACCCGAGCGACCTTCTCGTCGCGGGTCGGGTACATGGTGAGGTCCACTGGAGTCTTCTCCTCGGGCTGGATGACTGCTGCGACAACGACCGGCTCGTCGCGGCGCTCCGGCTCGAGGTGCGGCTCGGGGGCCGCGGCGTCGAGGGAGGGTGCTTCCGGCGCGGTGGGGGTGACCCCGCGGTACTCGTCCGTGAGGGACCGCAGGGAGGCAGAGGCAGAGGCGTAGGCGGGCCAGGTGACGGGGCCGAGCTCGAAGAGCTTTGCCTCAACCACTGTCCTTTCAGGGATCTTCTTGGGGTTGTGCGGGCCGCCGATCGGGGACTCGTCCCACTTCTCGCGCACGACGCTGAAGCGGTGAGAGGCGCCGTAGACGCCCTCCATGAGCCCAGACCGGACCAGTTCCGGAACGCCGTCGAGGATGCGACCTCGGGCGAACGGGCTGGTAGCATCCTCGCCGACCTCGTCGGTCGTGGCGATCGGCTTCTCACCGATCTCCGGGTCCTTGCCGTGCTGGAACAGGATCTTCGGCGGGCTCTCCGCCATCGTCTTGCGGTACGCCGTCCGGCTGAACCGCTCCATGAAGTGACCCTCGGTCACGGACTGGATCTCGGCCCACTGGTCGTGCGGGGCGAGCCGGATGGTCAGCGTCTTGCCGTCGTCGGAGGTGATGCCGCCCTGCATCGCCCGGTACAGGTCGTCGCGGGGGTGGTTGGTCCTCGGGGTGTCGGGCATGGCGGCTTCCTCGCTGGCATAGAGGGCGGCGAGTTGCTTCTGGGCGTCGGCCTCCGTCTGGTGGCAGCCCTCGACCTCGCCGGTCGCTTCCTTGACGACGGCGAACCCGCTGCATTCCGGGTTGTCGGACTCGATCTTCCAGGGCATCTACTCGCCCTCCATATCGGAAGGCCCGGCTGGTGCCGGGCCTTCGGGCGCTGGTTCAGAATCGGGTTCGGGTGGAGGTTCGGCGTCGGGGTCCTGCAACTGGACGGAGAGCTTGCCGGTATGGGTGAGCCGCCTCCAGTCCCCGGCCACGATCGCGTCAACGACGGAGTCAGGCTCCCACCCGCCGTCAGAGAGTTGCCGCATCGCCTGCGCGTTGAGGACCTGGACCTCGGCCACGTCCTTGACGTTGGACCGGAGCGCCGGGATGTCCCGGTCGTCGTACCAGAGTTCGGCGCCGCCCGGGACGCGGATGATGGTGGCGAGCGACCCGGCCGCGTTGCGCCAGAGCGGGCGCATGGTGATATCCGTGAACCGCCGGAAGGCGGCGTCGAAGTTGCCGGCGTTGAGCGAACTTCCCTGCAGCCCCTCGGACAGCCCAGCGATGATCGGCGGGACGCCCGCGGCGGCGGCCAGCCGCGTTTCCCCCGCTCCGGTCACCTTCGAGTATTCGATCTGCCCGAGGTCCTTCCCGACGACCTCGACCGACACGCCGGGCGTGTAGAACTGCGTCTTGTAGGCGTTGGCCACGCCCTCGTTCTTGGAGCGCCATGCATCGACCCAGTCCTGCAACGACTGGCCTGCGCCGGGGACGATGCCGGTCACGATCGTCGAGGGGCTGGCGCCGTTGCGGAAGAAGGCGAGCTTATGGTTGGTCGCTGCGCTGTCGGCCTCGATCTCGCGGACGACCGGGGTGAGCCAGGACATGCCGCGTGCAGGCGCGAGTGGGTCGGGCGTCACGCCGCGGAAGTGGGCGACCTCCTCGGCGTCGTAGAACACCGGCTCCAACCCGCCCGCCGGCCCTCCCGGCTTGTAGATGTAGCCGATCACCTCGGCGTCGGGGTCCCAGGCTGGTCCCGTCCTCCCGTTGGAGCCGTGGACGATGACCGTCCAGTCCGGGCGCAGGCGTGCCAGCCTGCCAGGACGGCGGACGATGAAGGCATTCCCGGCGAGGTCGAGGTCCGCGATCATGTAGGTCAGCAGATCGCCGGTCGTGCCGTTGGGCCATGGCCGCTCGAGGAGCGCGAGGTCCCGGTTGCCGAAGAGTTCGCCGGGGCGCCCGCTGCGAAGCTGTCGGAACTGGAACCGCGCCTCCGAGAAGAGCGACGCCCGGGCCTGCATCAGCGCGAAGACGATGGCGTTGCCGGCATACCCGCCAGTCGTCAGCCCCTCGAAGTCCCGGCCGACCTCCTCCCTCTCGCCGATGAGCGTCTGCGACAGGTTCAGGGGGTAGAGGCGCCCGTTGAAGTTGACCCATGGGACGGTGATCTGGCGCTCCTCGGTCTGGGCCGGGAGCGGGGTGAGCCAGCGTCGGATCGTGTCGAGCATGCCCATCAGAACGCGTACTCCGTCACTTGTGGGCGCGTGTCGGTCATCGTCATGGCTGCCTCGAATGCGAGAACGTCCGCCACGGCGGCGTCGATGCGTCGGTGCTCGTCACCCTTGACGAGGACGTATTTGGTCCGGCCGTCTTCCGCCTCGTCGGCGTCGCGGATCTTGCGGAGGGCGGCCGACTTGACGTGCTCCGCGGTGAGCGGGTCGCCGTCGTGGGTGTGGGTGCCCTCGCGGAGGGCCGTGAGCCAGCGGTCGACGGCCGGGGCGAAGCGGCGGGCCTGGTTGGTGTCGAGCGCCATGACCACGTCCTCGCCGAAGAGCAGCGCCCAGTCCTGGATCTCGGTCCACCACTTCGGCGGGTCGCAGAGCATCTTGCCGACGCGGTAGCGGGCGAACGCCTCGGCCACGGCGGCCCGGACGGAGTCGCGGTCGACCTTCCAGTCGAGGACGCCCGGGGGACGGACCCACGCCTCGATGAGGAACGAGTAGCCGTCGGCGGTGCAGCCCCGCAGGACGGTGGCGTCTTGGCTGATCGAGCCGTCGAAGCCGAGCCCGACGAGCGTGCCGGCGGGGACGTCCTGTCGGTGGGCGAGGGCGTCCCAGGAGCGCGGGTCTACCGCCCGGCCCGACCCGGCGGTGCGGAGGTTGAAGTAGTAGCGGAGCGCGTCTTCCCAGCTCGTCGCCGGGTCGTGGATCTCAGCCAGCAGACGGCGGCGGTCGATCCACCAGGAGTCGCCATATGCCTGGTCCAGCGCCTCCAGCATCCGGGCGTCGGGCCAGTCCGCGTCCGGCTCCCGGTCGGGGCGGCGCGCATAGAGCATGACCCCGGCGTCGAGGCCGGACTGCTCGGCCACGGACTTGTCACCCAGGCGGGGCGCATTCGTCGTCTCCAGGGTCCGGCCGCCCATCTTGGCGGCGTTGCGCCGGAGCGTGCCGGCGAGTCGGACGCCGCCGTTGGTGCGGGTCCAGAGGTGCGTCTCGTCGCAGATGGCGAAGGTGAGCCGCTGGCCCTCGCGGCTGCCGGCGGCGG